ATTGTATAGCAGTTCCAGCGTTATTCATTGCTCCCAAATATATTGAGAATGGTATTGTGTTTGCGTTTGAGTTTGAACCATTAAAAATGAAAGCACCATTTTTATATAAAGCACTATTCGTACTACCACTTGATGATATTGTTATATTTCCCTGTGTGTTAGGAGTTAAACTAGTTAAAATACCATTATCACCTACACCATAAAAATATCTCGGTGTTCCGTCTTGTCCTATAACAAAATAATGAGGTACAGAACTTGCTACTCCTGCGTATGTTTTACCAGCTGCTGGTGCAACATTACTACCCAAATAGATACTCATATGTTGGGAGTTCAACGGAGTTATTGTTGAAGCAGTTAAAAAAGTGTTAGCAAAAGCATTACTTCCATTAGAGGTTGAGCCCGAAGAATTGAAAGTCCAACCACCATTAAATACCAATCTATAACCTCCGTCCGTATCAACAGGGTTTTTACCGTTAAACTTACAACCTGAACTATTACCCCCTAACATTGGATAGAATGCTATCATTTTATCCCATAGTCCATTTGATACCAATGATGTGAATAATGTTATTGTAGCCGCAGATACTGTAGATGTTATCCCTGTTCCACCGCCATCAACTACAGCTCTTAAATAAGTTTGAGCCTCAGTTGTTCCACTTGCAGGAACACCACTTGGAGTCGGGGTGTTTGTCGGAGTCGCAGTAACCTGAGGAGTTGCGGTCGGAGTCGCAGTAACCTGAGGAGTTGCCGTAGGAGTCGGAACAGGTGATGCCCATTCGTCATATCTCCACTTGTCTCTTAAATAAAGTTCAACAGCTTCTTGTTCTGCTGAAGTCAATTCAGAGTTATAGACCATCATTTCGGCTAATTCAATGTTGTTGTTGATACTATATAATTGTTGTGTGTTATTAGAAGTACAACCAAGGTTAAATGCATTCCACTGAGGAGTTACTGTTGTTCCTGTAAATAATAGTGTTCCTGTTCCACCCGATTGGTTCAATTCCCAACTACCATAACCTGGATTAGCAGGTAAAACAGCTTTCATCAAATATTTACCATTCAAGTTTGTTGCTGAAAAAGGTGGTGGTACACCAGCACTTTGAGCTGTTGATTGTGGATATACATTTGTATTTTGGATATTTGTTGCTATTGCTCCAAATTGTAATCTATCCAATGTATCTGTACCACTCTGAACCAATGTTCCATTCGTATTACCTGAATATAATTGATTTATGAATGCGGGGCTTCCAGCTGGTTGAGACCAAACCATAAAGATTGTTGAACCAGTATGTGTTAAAGTTGGTCTATCAAAAGCTACCAAACCTTTTCTCAAAGTCGGAAGAGCATTTGGTGTGAATCTAATAATGTTTGGACTACCAGGTAATGATGTTGAAGCAGAATAAGTTGGGTATCTATCAGATGTTTGACCTGTTAAAGTCCAATTACTTGTTCCTTTAGATGTAAGTTGTGAAATATAAGTTGTTCCACCCGACAATATCAAGTTCATAGTTGTGCTATCAGAAGCATCAAACCATAGACTTGGTTGAACGAATGGGAATGGCGTTGAGGATGGAGTGATGGATGGGGTTAAAGTTGGTGAAGCTGTAATGCTCGGAGTGGGTGTCGGTTGAGCTGTTGCGGTCGGACTAGGAGAAACAACAGGAACATCAGGTTGATTTCCATTACCTGAAATGTATTGACCTGTAAGGATTGCTGAACCCAAACCAGATTTCATTGATAATGGTTTCATCAGTTCATTAACATCGGGTTTGTAAACTCTAACAAAGTTTGTTGCTGGTCTATATGAACGACCTTTCCATTGTAATCTCATCTATAAAATGTTGGCTTAAAATAAGGGGGGAATGACCCCCCCTTTATTTATATATTAGTCTTGAACTGTGAATCCTGTAGCGATAGCCGCAAGAGTTGTTGTTACATCAATCTCACGAGCTGGGTTTGGTTCACCACCAGTCATCGTAACAGAAATACCGTTGAGGTCGTTATAGGCCTGGCCTGTCTGCTGACTCGCAGTGGTCACCATAGCTCCGTTACTCCAAGCAACAGCCCAATAACGCTCGTTATTGTCTTTTATGATTATGTAAAGTTCATTTTGTTTAACCAAATCAAAGAATAAATTTCTAAGTGTTTGGTTAAGTTTCGGTAAGGATATTACCACAGCAGGTTGGAATGTTACAGATTGAGCAACATCGTTAACCAAAATGTCTTCAGTGAATGAAGAAGATTGTTTAACAAGTTCAAAGTGATACCATGTACCACGACCACTAAAGCTAGTGATTTCCTCTGAAACATTTGTTGTGAAACCAGAAATAGTGTGAGCACTATCACCTAAAATCCACATTTCCTTGATACCCCCGATTGATGCGTTTCTGCAATCAAGGTTATATCCTTGGTCTATATAACACGACATAGTTTATATTATTTAAATTTGGTTTATTAGTTTTTCGCAAGGACAAATGAATCTACAGAGAATACTCCAAGACCATATACCATACGAGCGATGATTTTTACGATGTCTTCGTAAGGGTCATACATACCTTTGATTTCAATACCACCATTATCAGTTGCGTTCATACCTACCATGAAGTAAGAAGCTGGACCTGCAACAACAGCTGATTGTCCATCAAGACCTTGAGTAGGTATAATTCTAACATTCGTACCAGGTAACATTACTGTCCACTCTTGACCTTGTGCTGCAGAAGCATCATCAAATGAGAATAAGTTTACATAAGAGCTGTTTCTCATTGAAGCTACTAAACCTCTGTAATCAGAGTAAGAGCAGAACATGATTAAATCGTTTCTGTGTAATACATTCGCAGGTATTCTTTGATAGTAACTAGAGAATACATCTAAACCATTTGTAGCTGTAGCTGCTGTGTAAGCAACTTGAGTAGCTCCGTTACCTGAAGTAACAAGTGCTAAAACTCCGTCAAAACACTGTGAGTTGTACTCAGTAGCACCAGTCGCAGTTGTGTTTCTCCAAAGCTGTTTTTCGATACTGTCCGCTATGCGATTTGAGATATCGGTTATGATGAGCTCCTCGAAGGGAACGCTCTCCTGAAAATTCGAGTTAGATAATCTCTGACTCAAGAAGTAATCATAAAGGTCATAAGCACAAAGTGATTGGTTAACCTTTTTGTTACAAGTAGCAATTGTTACTTGTGAAATTGTTGTATCACCAGTAGCGTTAAATCCACATGAACCATCTTGGAAGATAACATTGTTTGTTAAGAAACCTACCTGCTCTGTTCCTTTAATGTTAGGACGGATAGTAGCGTATCTTGGTAAAACCTCACCTAAAATACTCTTGATAAGCATGTCTGTTGCGTTTTCGTCAACCCATACACTCAAGTTATTGAGGTTATATGAAAATTTTTCATTCTTTTTCATAATAAAATTTATTAGTTTGTTTTAGTTTATTTTCTTAAATCTTTGAGGATGCTTACTCTGAAGTCCTCAAACTTTTCTTTGTAATCAACTTTTTTATCCACAGGTTTTCTTTCAGGTGAATTTTTAAAAGTATTAAACTCAGACTTTAATTCGGATAATTCTGTTTTGAATTTTCCATTTATTGTTTCTACGAGTGATAACAGTTGAGAAATACCGTCTTTAAGTTTTTCAACCTGAGCAACTTGCTCAAAGTAAAGGTCCGTAGACATCTTTGCTTTGGTCATATTTTTTGCTTTGATTGAACCACAAATTTTTGCAGCTGTCTCTTCTGAATAACCCTCTTCTGCCATTTTCAACATGCATTCATCCCAAGGAAATTCAGCCATGTCTTCTTCAGCCATCTGTTCAACATTTTCTCTTTGAACAATCTTGCCGTCAACAGTTTGGATTCTAATTTTGTTTTCATTACCAGATGAATCTTTAAGAACAACTTGGTGCTCACCATTTGGTGCCAAAGTCTTCTCTCCATCAGGTCCAAGAACATATACTTCCTCACCTACATCAAATGTTGGTGATTCTAATTTCTGTCCTTGAGCATCTTCAGCAATGGTCATTTTCACTTTTGAACTCTCAACCTCTTCTTGATTTCTTTCTACTTCAGCTTCAGCTGTAGTTACTTCAATCTTAACGATAGTTGATTCTTCATCAAGTGTTAATACCAAACCTTCACGAGTTGTGTGAACTCCTGCAGGTGCTGGTTGCAATGTAGCTTCTCCCAAAACATAAAGAGTTTGTCCAACTTGAAGGTCACCATCAGCATTGTTGGTAACTTCTGTTTTTCCGTCCTCTAAAATAGTTGTGAAAAAAGATTCTTTTTTGAATCTCAAACCTAATAACTTAACAATCTTGTCTAGTGCTAGTGTAGCGTTCATGAGTATTAGTTTGTTTGATTTAAAATGTTTATGATTTCTTTAAGTAAATATTCATCAGTTTTTTCTACCGAAAACTTATACTCAAAATTTCCTTCAATTGATAGACCTTTGACTTTTCCTTGCTTAATCATATCCCATACTTCGTCATTGTCTATCCTATATCCAACCATCCATGTCCCTAATGGAACATCTTGTTTTGAATAACCCATTGAATAGGCTTTATCTTGTTCCCCGTCTACAATCCAAGATTCAACCAAGTAAACCCCACCAAACTTTTGGTCTGAATGTTCATAGTTTGTCTTGTCTGTTCTTTTCTCAATAAGAAATCTTTGACTCATTACCTTGATTGTTTCAGGTTTGAATGTTACAAAATACTTCTCTCTCGTCATTTCATCAATCCTTGGAATCAAAATACCAGGTTTCATTGCTGGTGAATATAACATTCTTTGTTCCTCGTTGATTGAAAACTGAGCTGACTTATTGAAACTAGCAGATAGTGAGGTTGGGGATACCGCTCTAACACCTGCTCTTTGGTAAAGTCTTCTAGCTTCAGAGTCGTTATCAATTGCTTCCACAATCATAAAACCTTTTTCTCTTAAACATTTAGCTTTGTATTCCTTGAATGCATTTGATGAGTTTGGACCTATAGGGAAATCAGACAAATAGATGTCGTCCCACAATACCCCAAGTGAATCAAGTTGTCTTTTGGTTTCTTCTGTTCTTGATTTTTGTCTTCCTGATACAACAACGATTCTATAAGACTTAGCTTTATCATTGATATAATCTATGGTTTTTTTGATTGGGGAATTACCTCTAACCAAAGTATCATCCATATCAACAATGATAACCTGTGAAGAAGCTCTGGTCATCTTCTGTGATTGTGATATCGCATAAGCTCTCTCACTTGCTTTTTTGGTTTCTTCTGAATAGTATCCATTGTTCGGCATTGACTTAGGTGGCATTCCTGCTTTACCTTGTGCAAAACCTTCATCAACAACATCTTTTCCTTGAACCAAAAACTTTCTCCAAGCGTGAACACAATTAGGTCCACCTTTATATAACCACTTGGAATATGGCTCTCTGTTATGACCAAAATCACGATTGGTATCTCTTAAAAGGTCTATCTCCAATCTTCTAAAATATCTTCCTTCAATACTATCACAGAATTCTCTATCAGGTGAACCAGTCAATACCCTCTCATACTTGAAGTATATTGTTGGGGTCTTGTGGTCTCTGTCTTTAATTTCTTGAAGAGTTGAACCCCTCATTGAAGCGATAACTGCTTCAAACTTTTGTTTGTCTGTTTTTGATAGGTATTGTAATAGTTTAGCTACCTCATACTCTTCTTCAGTATATTCTGCTAGTTCATCTTCCTCATCATCTTCATTGATTGCTTGGTCGTGAATTGTACAAGGCATATACATCTCAACACCATCTACCATGTGTACATGTGAACCATTACAACCAATTGTTTCTGCGTAAGTTGCAGCTTCATCAGGGTTATCAAATACTGGTACCCCGTTAATCATTGTTGTTCCAAAGTATGTTCCACCATTATCCCAACAACCTTCCATATCAGG